ACAACGAAGAATTAGCAGCTAACCTAAAGGTTGGTGACGGACTAGAAGCACTAGACCTTGCTGGACTAAACGAACTTGTCAATACGATTAACGCCAAGGTTAAAGCTAAGACAAAGAACGATACAGAGTTCCAACGCAAGAAGTGCAAGAAGTCAAAGATACTAGACAAACAGCGTGGCCTGATACGATCATGGCGGCGTAACTATGGCGAACTAGAGGTATGATAAATGGCTTGGTCCTATGATGAACGTAACTTAAATACAACGGATGCTTTGGGTCGTCTTAACGCCACACGGTTTCTGATTGGTGATACCAATGAGGGTGACCAGCAGGTACAAGACGAAGAAGTTGCGTTTGCACTGGCCCAAGCTAACAACAATACATATTTCGCTGGTGCATTTCTATGTCGCACCATTGCAGCTAAATACTCACGTAACGTAGACGTAAAGATAAGTGGTGCCTTAGAAGAAACATCTAGTCAACTACAGGCCCACTACTTAGAACTGGCAGAAGCCCTAGAGTACCAAGCACAGAAAACTGGTGGTGTACTTGGTATCAAGGCAGGTGGTATTACTAAGTCCACTGTCGATGGTGTAAGAGAAAACACTAACCGTGTAAAACCTTCATTCAATAAAGACCAGTTTAAAGTAGACGAACAATACTACGACTACGAGTAAGGAGTTAGCCATGAACGCCTACAATCTACTGCGATTAGTGCAGAGACATGGTTCTACTCTGACCTTGCATAAGGTGTCGGAAGGTACGTATGACCCTGCCACTGGTTCCCTTACTGGGGGCAGCACGACAGACTATGAAGTCACTGGTTATATGTATGATGCTATAGAAGGCATACTGGATGAAAACAACATTCGTCGTGCCACTAAGAAAGTAATTATACCTGCGCTAGGACTTACAGTTGTACCTGATGATGGTGATTATATATCTGGCCTAGGTGACAAAGTACACATCGTGGGAGTTTCTACATATTATTCTTCTGGTCTTGCTGTATTATATACGTGTGAGGTAAGAGAATGATGAAACTTCAGGTGGCTAGTAGGCCAACCAGTTTTCCTAAGAAGTTAGAGAAAAAACTAGAGGCACAGTTTCGAGATAAGCTGGAACGACAAGCTGCATTAGCTGTCCGTGTAACTATGGGTGAAAACGCACGTAGTAAACCCGCCCTAGATACGGGTGCTTATTTAAAGTCTTGGTCGTTTAGTAAACAAGGTAGGCCACGGGGTCTTGATAGTAGGAGACTTGAGAAAGGTTCTGGTAGTGGTATAGATGCTAACACTGCACTATCTAACTTGCACTCAGACATATCCAAGATCAAGCTAAAAGGTACTACCGCTATCTACCTTCAGAATGGCGCACCCCATGCTCCTTATGTAGAGTACAAACATAGGTACTTTATTATGGAGACTATAGCTAATAGGATAAGAAATGGCAACTATTGATAAGGATATACGGGCTGCACTAGAGACTAAGTTGGCTGACATACCAAACGTCCCTTCAATAGCTTATGAGAACGTTTCTTTTAGCCCTACAACTGGGGAAAACTACCTAGAGGTAACATACACCCCAATAACACGAAGGCCCTCTGTACGGGGCTTAAACCCACAGCAGAGATACGATGGTATATTTACTATCAACTGCTATGTCCCAGAGGGTGCTGGCCCTGCTGCGGCAGATACATTGGCTAAAGATGTCATGGAGACATACGAGGCTACAACAAAACTAACCCAAGGCACAACAACTGTTAATATTGAGTTTGCAGAGCGTAGACAAGGTATTGTAGATAGTCCATACTACTTTATACCTGTTGTTGTTACTTGGTATGCTTATAAATAATTAGGAGATAACTCATGGCCTTTGCACAGGGTTCACGTTCCAGTCTGTCGTATATCGTAGAAAGCACTTTCGGTACGACACCTGCTGGTAACTTTACAAACTTACCTTTTTCTACCCACTCAATAAACCTATCTAAAGAGCGTGTTGCTGGTAATGACATTCAGTCAGACCGTATGCCACGTGTGGATCGTCACGGTAACCGTCAAGTTGCTGGTGACATTTCTGTTGACCTACGTGATGGAGACTACGATCAGTGGCTAGAAGCTGCCATGCTAAACACATGGTCAACCAATGTACTTAAAGTTGGTACTACACCTAAGTATTTCTCTATTGAGGACTACGCTGCTGACATCGACCAAGCACGTGTATTCACGGGTTGTACAGTCAACACAATGGGTGTTTCACTTGCCCCTAACCAAATGGTAACAACAACCTTTGGCGTGGTCGGTAAAGACATGTCTATTAGTGCCACAGAAAAAACTCAAGATGCAGCATCAGGTTCTTCACCTTTCGATGCTTACTCTGGTGACCTTTCAATCGGTAACGTAGGTGGAGCATCTGCTGTAGCAATCGTTACAGGATTAGATTTTACATTGACTAATGGTTATGCACCTACATTCGTAATTGGTGACGACTCTGCCCCAAGCCTAGAGTTTGGTCGTGCGGAAGTCGAAGGTAGCCTAACAGCGTACTTTGAAGATGATGCACTTATTAACCGATTCCTGAACGAAACAGAGACAGAGATTGAAGTATCTGTAGGTGACGGTACAAACACAATGACGTTCACTTTCCCACGTGCTAAGATTAACTCTGCTGACGTTGGTGTAGATGGACCTACGAGCCGTGTAATATCTATGTCTTTTGTTGGTCTATACGACTCAACAGAGGAAACTAACTTGAAGATTACACGCTCTGCGTAATCCCTAGCTAGGGCGGGGGGTGTTGGTGTCGGGTCTGGCATCCCCCATTTTAACTCACCCGATTTTCCCGAAGGAACCTGACATGGATTTAAAAGATTTAACACCTGATAGTGAAACAGTAGTTTGCACAATTAAGCACCCAGTCAAAGCTGAACCGTTGAAGAACGACGATGACACTGACATGGAAGTAGAGTTATACGCACCTTATTCTGACGAATACAAAAAGGTTATGTTCCAACAACAGAACAAACGTATCTCTAAAGCCAAGAATGGTAAGGTAGACATTACAGCAGAAGAACTAGAAGAATCTGCACTAGAACTGTTAGCCAAAGTTACCAAGTCTTGGAACATTACGTATGGTGGCGAACAGCCTAAACTATCAGAGGCAAAAGCTAAAGAAGTCTACAAAGAAGTATTCTGGATTAGACAACAGTTAGAAGAAGCTGTCGATAGTTCCTTAGCTTTTATGATGAAGTAGCATCACAATTACTACAGTGGGCAGAGCATGAGTTTAAGCTGAGTTCTGCCCAATCTGGTGCTACTGAAAGAGATCATCTTGAACAAGTTTACAAACAAACTGGCGTAAAGCCCAAGGGGTTAGAGAACGAGTATGAGTTTCCTTATGCTCTTTCACACGTATGGTCTGCCTTTGCTAAGTTAAGCGGCGGTAGAACCGCAGGTTTCTCTGGACCTAACCCCCTACAATATTCAGAGATAAAAGCGTGGGCTGAACTGACGAATACACCGTTGTCTAATTGGCACATTGATATAATAAAGTCGTTAGATTCGACATATATGGGAGTGTTTCATGGCTGATGATCTATTAACAATGAAGATCGCCATTGATGATAGGGACTATCTAAAAGTACAACGTTCTCAAAAGAACTTTCAGTACAGCTTAGTTGAGATTGAACGTGCCTATCGTAACAACGAGATCAATGCCAAGCAGTACAACAGGCAGCTTGTTATCCAGAGTAAGAACTTACAGAAACTTGGTTTCTCTTACGCTGAGGCATCTAGTCAAATACGTAAGTATTCTTACAGTTTGCGCAATGCAACAAAAGATCAGTTAGATCAAGCACAAGCAGTGGCGCAGTCTGGCAAAGGTATGCGTAGGTTTGAACTACTAGCGCAGCAAGCTGGTTATCAGGTAGGTGACTTTGCTGTACAGGTTCAGTCTGGCACTAACATAGCTGTTGCATTTGGGCAACAGATGTCTCAGCTACTAGGTTTCCTTGGGCCATACGGTGCCTTGGCTGGTGCGGGTATCGCTATTACAACTGGTATCATTGCCCCTTTCTTAAAGGCAGGTGAAAAGGCAAGAGACTTAAAACAAGAAGTAGAAGAACTAAACGCTGAAGTTGCGGGTATGGCAGGTGCTGGCGTATCCATTGAAAGTGGTATCACTCAGAAACTTGTAGATGCTCAAGTAGAGTTACTTGCATTGATTGGTCTAGCCCAGTCTGAAAGTTTTAAGATGGCTATGGGTATGCTTTCTGGTCAGGATGCTGGTCAAGCTATGGTGGCTACAGAGGCAGTTGATGAAGAACTAGAAGCTAGAAAAAACCTTGTGTCTGAACTTGATAGAGAGCGTAATCAAGCTGCTATCTTAGTTACACAACAGCGTGTATTGAACTCCTTAGTAAACGATCAGGTGCAAGAGGCTCAGAACGTAGCAGACGCAAACCGTATTGTGTCAGGCATCTATGAAGATCACAAAGAATTGTCAGAATGGCAAGAAGGTTTTCAAGAGAGACAAGACAAACTGGCAAAGTCCCGTTGGGCTGAATGGCAACGTAGACAGAAAGAACGTAAGAAAGAGGCTGACGCAGAGGCAAGGGAAAGAGATAGGATTTCAAACCTTGTCGATACTGAACTTACTAAGCTAACGCATAGAAATGCTGTTCTACAAATGTCGTTACAGTTTGGTAAAGATTCTGCTGCTGTTAGAAACTTGGAGGTCCTTAACGCTGTCGAAGCATATGAAAAAGAGTTAGAGAGAAAGGGTGTCGCAGAGGAAACGGTAAAACAACTTTCCGACCAACTTAGCTTATCTCTTAGACTTACAAACCAACTTAGGGATCAAGTAGAGCAAGCCAGAGAGTTTAAGAAGCAGATTCAAGAAGTAAGTAAATCTTACACTGAAATGCTAGAAAAGCGTGTTATTGCTGATGTATTTGACCCACGTGGTGAGGAAGGTACGACAGCAACACAAGCCCTCAGACTTGGCTTTGACCCCTTTGAAAATGACGATGATGATGACGATAAGGGTAAAGGTAAAAAGTCTGACTTCCAAAACGCTATGGAGAGATACCAAGAGTTTCTCAAGGGACTTGAATTAGAAGAACGTATTTCCCGTGAACTTGTAGATGTCTTTGGTTCTGAACGTAACATTCAGGAAGAACTTATGCGACTAAAGTATGAGTATGCTATCTTGGGGAAACAGTTTGACGAAGAAGAGGTTGAACGTACACTACGTAAGATTGATGCCAACGAAAAGTACAGACAAAAAATAGAGGAAGCCAAGCAGAAGCAAGAAGAAATAGCCGACATGATTGGCGATAAGTTTGAAGGTGCTATGATGTCTATTGTAGATGGTACTAAATCTGTCGAGGATGCCTTTAGAATGATGGCCGCTGAGATCATTAAAGAACTTTACCGTGTGCTTGTCGTACAACAAATGGTCAATGCTGCTAAGGCCGCTATGGGTGGCGGTGGCGGTAACTTCTTTAGTTCACTATTTGGTGGTGGTAGAGCGGAAGGTGGTCCAGTTAAGGGTGGTACAACTTACCTAGTAGGTGAAAGAGGACCAGAACTGTTTACCCCAGCTTCTAGTGGAAATATTACACCTAACCATGAGTTGGGCGGTGGTGATACTACTGTAATTCAGAACATCAATATTTCTACTGGGGTACAACAAACTGTACGTACAGAGATCAAACAACTTATGCCAGCGATTGCTGATAGTGCTAAGAAAGCTGTACTTGATGGTAAACGCCGTGGTGGTAGTTATGGAAAGGCATTTGGATAATGGCAGTATCTTACCCAACGAGTATGCCGACAAATATCGGTATTGCGAGTATTGAGTTACGTGCTAAGAACGCTGTAGCTTTATCTATCTCGCCCTTCACCTACAAACAACAAACCTACCAGTACGCAGGTCAAATGTGGGAGGCAGATGTAACGCTGCCACCTATGAACCGTGATGATGCAGAGGCTTGGATTGCCTTTCTTATGCGCCTACAGGGTCGTGTAGGTACATTCCTGCTGGGCGACCCTGCTGCTAAGTCTGTTAGGGGTACGGCTACGTCAGGTACGTTTACTTGTGGTGGTGACTTTGACGACATCTGTTACGCTAACATCACGTCAGGTAAAACCCTAAAGGCTGGGGATTACTTCCAGCTTGGGACTGGGTCGGATGCTACACTACATAAGGTACTAGCAGACTTTACTGGTACAGGGTCTAACGCAGAGATTGAAGTGTGGCCTCAACCACGTAAGGCTCGTAGTTCTGTAACTATGAACTTTACAGAGGCTAAAGGTGTATTCAGGTTAAACACTAACGAGGTAGCTTGGTCGGTCAACGATGCTAGTTTCTATGGCATTACATTTGGCTGTCAGGAGGTTATCTAATGTCAAGAGCTATAGATGTAAGCCTACTGAATGCGTTGACATCTTCTAATGTACAACCCTTCTTTGCTGTTGAATTGATGTTTGACACTGACCCACTAAGGATTTGGACGGGTTTTACTGATCGTACAATAAACGTTCAAGGTACTGATCAAGTCTTTACTGGGAGTGGTAGTTTGTTAAACATTGACGGACTTGACGAAGTAAAGGACTTGTCGGCTAAGTCGTTAACCCTTAGTATTTCAGGTATAACCTCAGACGCACTTGAGTATGCCCTAACAGAGCAATATCAACGCCGATCTTGCCGTATTTACTTGGGTGCGATGACAGTTGATGCTGTTGTAGAAATCTTCACAGGCAAGATGGACACAATGAAACTAGAGGACAATGGGGAAACCAGCAACATTAGCCTAACTGTTGAGAGTAACCTTGTTGAACTAGAACGTGCAAGTAATTGGAGATACACTAATGAGAACCACCAATCCCGATACGATGGTGACACATTCTTTTCCTACGTACAATCTATACAGGACCAGTCAGTAGCATGGGGCCGTACAGCGTCTTAAACGCCTACCTAGATAACGTAAGGGGTATCCCATTTGAGTGGGGTACTCACGACTGCTTTACCTTCACCAACAACGCTTTTAAGGCTATGTATGGTCGTGGGTATGCTGATGAATGGCAATTCAAGTACATGGTTGACGGTAGCCCTATGCGGCGTGATCAGCTACGTAAAACCTTTAAGCACTCAACTATAGAATCTGCATTGTCGGAGAGGTTGACTAAATCAGACACAGCACCTATCGGTAGCCTAGTGACGACAAAGAAAAGTCAGAGGTGGATTACAGGTGTTGCCCTTGGTATTTCTCTGGGGTCTAGGTGTGTATTCTTATCAAAAGATGGTCTAATACTGTTGAACGCAGAGGACCGTGAAAATGCGTGGGTTCTAAAATGTCAAGATACAAACTAGGTGATGTAACTTCAGCATCATATACAAACGATTGGTCCAGAGTTCCCCGTGACCCAGTGACAATGTTTGTTGCGGCAGCAGCAGGTGCGGGTACCACTTATGCTGTAGGTACCGCTGCCTACTACGCTATTGTAGCTGTGTCGTTTGTTGCGGTTACTGCTGTTGCTACCGCTGTTGTTTCAGCACTTACACCTAAGCCAGATTTTTCTGTGGAAAGAGGTAGTTCTGGGCTTCTGGTCAACTCTAGGGATGCTATGGCCCCTGCACAGTTCGTGTACGGTCAAATCCGTAAGGGTGGTCCAGTAACGTTTGTTAAAGCGTCAGGAAGCAACAACAAGGTACTACACCAGATCATTGTATTAGCTGCTCATGAGGTTGAGGAAATCGGTGACATCTATATCAACGACGAAGTTGTTACTATGTCAGATGAAAATGTTACTTCTGCACCTTGGAATGGTCACGTAAAGATTTACAAGCACCTTGGTAATCAAACCTCTGCCAATGCGTCCTTTGCTAATAAGGCTGGAAAAAACCTAAGTAACACACTTCACAATGAAGCGAATGTTGAAAGTACCTTCGTTGGTAAAGGTCTGGCGTATTTATATGTAAGACTAAGTTATGACCAAGACGCTTTCGTAAATGGCGTACCACTAATCACTGCTGTCGTTAAGGGTAAGAAGGTCGTAAAGACGGTAAACGGTGTAGAGCAACCTGCTGCATACACTAACAACTCAGCTTGGGTTATTAGGGACTTACTTGTATCTGAATATGGACTTAACGACGACAGTATTGACCATGCCACTTTTGAAGCTGCTGCTACTGTTTGTGACGATTCAAGTAGACTATCTAGCAGTGAAGGACAGTACCAGATCAACGGTGTGGTTGAAGCTAATTCTTCGGTAGGGTCTATACTTGAAAACTTTATCACTACTTGTGGTGGTACGTTGTTCTGGGGGGCTGGTAAGTGGAGGCTGTACGCAGGTGCTTACATTACACCTACTCGTGCGTCACTTACTTTGGATGATGTTCGTGGACCCATAAGCATTGATACAAAAGTCCCTATGCGGGACAACTTCAATGTCGTCGGTGGTACCTTTATTAACAAAGGCATTTATCACGAAACAAACAACCCTGATGGTGGAGACTGGATCAGTCAAGATTACCCAGAGGTCAGGGCTAATAATGCTTTTGTATCGGAAGATAATCAAGTAGAAAAGAAACTTGACCTAAACCTTCCTTACACTACAGATGGTGAGATAGCACAGTTACTAGCTAAACAAATGCTATCAAGGTCACGAGAACAGATTACATTCTCAGCCACGTTTAGTCTTGACTGCATGGACATTGAGGTTGGAGATTACGTAAATGTAACAATACCAAGATACACTTGGAACAACAAACCATTTGAGGTTGTGGGTTGGAGACTTGACCCTAATGCCACTGACGGTGCTTTGGGTATCAACCTTACACTAAGGGAATCCTCAAGTAATGCGTTTAGTTTTACTGATGCTGACTACGAAGCGATTATACTAAACAATGCAGATTTTGTTAAGTTCTACGATGTGCCATCTCTGGGTTTAACTGTTGATCAAGACTATAGAGTTATCAACCAGAACGTTACAAACGTACTAACTGTTGATGTAACATCTGTTGACCCTGATCGTATTGACTACGTCATTGTAAAGTACAAGAAAACAGCAGATGATGATTCAGCCTACAGAACGGTAGGTCAAGGTAAACTTATAGGTCAGGCTGGTACAGGTGTAGCATTCTTTGAGATCAACGACATTGACACACCTCAGATTGGTGAGCCGCCTATAAGCTATACCGTACACGTTACACCAGTAAACTCATTCGGGTTTAGGGGTACACCTACGGAAACACCGTTTAACGTATCTGCTGATACTATTGCACCTGATGCGCCATCAAACTTGACCAAAGCTCTTTCTGGTGGTACAGCCTTTTTTAATTGGGAACCGTCAGAATCGTTAGACTTGTCGCACTACAAGTTATATTATAACAGTGACACAAGTGCAAACTTTGGTGACGTGGGTAACGAAGTTAAGATTGCTAAGATTGCCCGACCAGCAACTTCAATCAGTTATCCTGTAGGTGTTGGTAAATACTTTGTCTCTGCTGTTGATAAAACAGGGAACGAAAGCCAAACTAACGTACCATCAGTACTTGTTGCAGCAAACGAATTACCCGCACTGGACGAAGATCAGGCAAGTACAGAACACCCGTCATTCAGTGGCGGTAAGACTAACCTAACGGTTTCTGGTGGTGCATTGTTCCTGACAAACTCTGCTAATGCTGGGTCAGTTGGTACATATGACTTTGATCACAATGGTAACAGTTACTTTGATCTTACATCGTCTAGGACTGTACGTCTATCCTACGAATCAATCCACAGTAGGAAACATTCTAGTGCTGTAAACGGAGAGGTAAACTGGGACGACATACCTTTTAACTGGGATAGTTGGCCTAACTTCTGGGACACATGGACAGATGAAGATGCTGCTTTCCAAGATCATGAAGTTATAGTTGAAGGTCGTGCAGGTTCTACTGTAGCAGCTATGGGCAGTTCAAGTTGGACTTCTGTACCTTGTGAATTGGTCGGGCGGTATGTTGAGTTTAGAGCAAGGCTAACAAACTCTGGACCTAAAGTTTCACCATCAGTAACGGCTCTAATAGCCAAAGTGGAGTATTAAACACATGTCGCAACACGACTTTACTATTGCTAACCAGTCGGCGGCTAATGCTAGGGGCGATATTAACAACGCACTACAGGCACTAGCGTCAAACAGCTCTGGTGCATCCGCACCGTCAACTACTTACGCCAATCAATTCTGGTATGAGACTGACACAAACAAGTTGTACATCCGTAATGAAGCCG